ATCCTCGCAGCAGAAAACATCTCGATTGACTTCGACATTCCCACCGACTTGGAATTAGCAGAACTCGCCGCCGCTTGTATTGGCGACGACGAGGATGACGAAGACGAAGATGAGCTTCAACCGTTTTAAGCTTCGTCCAAATCAATAAGGCGGTTGAGGTACCACTGTGCCTTCTTCAGTGATTCTGTCCCGCCTTTATGCTTCTCACGCCAGATATACTTCATGCAGTTGCCCTTGCAGTAACCACGGAATTCTTCGGTGGTTAAAGCTGCCTCAATGGCTTCAATGCACTCAATGCCCCCATCGGTGTAGTGAGAAGGATGATTAACCACATCCTCCTGGAGCACCGGAGCCTTTTCTTTCGTTAGCCAGGGCACAGGACAAATACCGTCCTTGCAGCCAGAATCGTCTGTTACCGGCTCAAACCACGACGCTTGCGTGACTGCTCCAACATCTCCTCGCTGGGCCCCTCCAGGTCCAGCACTAACGCCCTGGGCTTGGGTGATGCCCCCATCTGCAGGCCCTCCTCCATTGACGGAATGTACCCCGTCGTTCCAGGCCGTTGCCCCTCGAGATTCAGTGGATTCCTTTCCCGCCCCTGTTGACATGCGACCAAGCCTCGGTTGTACATATCCATTAATGGTACATCATTTGCTTCATTGTCGAGCGGTGCACCAAAATCTTCTTCGCTGAGGCAGCGGGACTTCACTTCGTCTTGAATGAAGCTATCTAAGAAACCTGCGGCGCCATGCATGGCGAATACCCTGGTTGATTTATTGCTTCTACAATGATACTATGGCAAAATTCTTTGACCCCAATTACGATCCAACGGCTGACGCTGGTACGTCAGGGGCTGAGGTTACTGACCTTAATCCTGAACAGGCGTACGATACAGATTTGCGTCGTTTCCCGTCAGAAGAAAGACAAGCTGTTGAATCGTTAAACGATAATCAAAACCGCGTTGGTAAGTTCTTCAGAGCAGCCAAAACCGCTGGAGCATACCGACAAAGAGCAGGTATTGCTGAACCGACAATCCGAGGTAAAACCCCAAGAACAGAAGCAACAATGGACGGTGTTGCACTGCCAAGTATGGGGGATACAATCGGACGAGCCGGAAGTACCGGCTACGCCCGTAAACCTGGATCAAGCTTTGGTAAGCAATACTAAACTTGGGAGAACACAACGGTTTTTGGTTGGTCTTGATACTTACCTTTCCGGTCCTGGTAAGTAACTTCACAACGGCTGCCAGTGTGGAACAACAGCTGAGTAATTCCCTCATTCGCATAAATGCGATTGAACAAACCAGTGCAGTTACTGATTTCAAGAGTAAGGTACCCCTCCCATCCCGCTTCGGCAGGCGTGATGTTTACCATGATCCCCGACCGTGCATACGTAGATTTACCAACAGCTACAACACTGATGTTGTCAGGGAGCTTCAAACGTTCGTGCGCTACGCCAAGACAGTAACCGTACGGCGGCAGTAAGAAGTATTGGCCACGTTCGTCCTCCCGCAGATCCGCTGGCTTCAAAATGTCGGGATCAAAATTCTTGGGGTCACAATCTCCAGCTTGTACACGGCCAAAAATCAGGCACTGACTAGGTGACAGGCGAATGTCATATCCATACGAACTGAGGCCGTAACTGAGAAGTTTCCGTCCATTCTCCTTGCTCACCAAATGATCCACAAATGGATCAATCATCCCATGTTCAAGGGCCTGCTCACGAATTTCCCAGTCGGCAAGGATGCTCATAATTCCTTTTAATCCTTTTCACTCTAGAGAAATTAACAGAGAATGTGCCCCCTTGGTTCGTAAATATCCTTAAAACGTTCAATTGCTTTCCCCGTATCTTCCATGGGAGGCAGGTACACCAATAGCGAGGTGCACGTTTTATGCACGCCAACACCTGTGCTCTTGCGAACTGTTAACGTCGGTGGCGTCCGCAAGATGCAGATGGGAAAATCAAAGATCTTAAACTCGTAACGAATCATGTCCGGGCAGTTGGTAAAGTACAAGCCCTGACTTACTTCTCTCGCTAACCAGCTGCGGTACAGCTTTCGGAACCACACCGCATGTGACGATGTCAAGGTTGGAGAAGAAGACCGTGTCATTTTCCAACGTTCATTCTTCTTGTCCCAGAAGTATGCACCACTGGGAGGAAAGACGTAAACCTTGCCGTACCACGTTTGGCAGTTCAATCCATCGTCAGATGGAGTGAAATACTTCTTGGCATCGACGTATTCATTTGCAAAATCCGAGCTGGCAACATCAAGATCAATGCCCTCCATCAGGGCGTGCGCTGCTGAAACCAGGTCAGAACTTGTGATTAACTCACGATCTTCTGCGTGAGCCTTGATGTTTTCAATTGCCATCAGTCTTCCGATACTTTGTTGTAGTCAATTTCCAAGTAACGCATGCCCGCTGCATCATTGATGATGTAACCAGCTTTTTCCGTTGGATCAATCTTTTGTGCGGCATTTAGGATACGCCTGAATGTCTCAGCTAAATCACCATCATTACCGCGTTCACACTCCTCTTGCGCTGAGTGCATCTCCTTTAGCGTCATGAAGAACATCGAACGGTCGGAGTTGTCGGGTTGAAACACCATTACCCCTGGACCTTCATGCTCCCACATTTTGCAATAATGCTGCCCCATGTCACCAAGGATCAACTTGATAGTGGCATCAAGCATCTTGGCTTTCGTTTGATCAAGCTCAGGACCGATCACCGATGCGATCAACTTTTCACGACGGCTCATTTTTGATCAACCCCTGCTTGATTAGTGCTTCCAGTAGTTTATTGGTTGGTTTGTACAAGACAACCATCTTGCCCAGGATACCGCGTTTTTTTACGAGGCGTCCAGTATCATCCTTTAGTTTTTCAAATTCTCCTGAACGGATCAGATATTCTGCCACACAACGTAGCCGTCGTTTAAGTGGCAATTCAGCTTGCGGGAATTTGCCGCAGATTGTATCAGGTGTTAAGTCCTGGAACGCAAGACGCAAACGATTGGCAAGTGTCATACCAAAGTTCGCATCTTCTTCTTCATAATTTTTTAAGTTTTCCAGGTATCTTTGCAGGCACCCGTCATCGAAAGATCCTTCGGGTGGTAAAAACATCTCCACTTGATCCGCCAGTGATGCTGGCAATACTTCCCTGTAATTGACCAGGGTTACAACCTCAGTTTCAATCCCGTGAAATCTGTGCGGCATTATACGAGACGATCGGGGTTGGTTGTTTTATATTTGGTCGACCGTGCACCGGTGTTGCCAATAAAATCCCAGAGATCACTTTGGCGATTCTTGCAGAATGCGTGGATCATCTGATTCCATGGGATGCGAATAACCGCTTTGCGATTGGGATCTGGCGAAATATTGACGTAGTGAACACCTTCTACCCAACCCTTATCAGGAGTCTTACGTCCAATAGAAATCCAATTTCTGATCGTTTGATCGGATACGCCCAACCGCTTGGCACACTCCTCAGTTGATACGTATTCATCTGCGTAAATCTGGGGATTCAAGATATTTGTCTCGTCTTCTCCGTAACGACTGTGCCACATTGACGAAAGGATGTTGCGAATACCCTTGAGTTCGGTGGCAATATCCTCCAAACCTTTTCGTAAGCCGTAGTTCATGGCGACAAATCCTCTCTATAGATGCTAGTGTGTGTGAAAAGGTTTTGCATCATGGAAGAACAAATTCCCCCTAGTCAGTTTCCGGGTCAGCCCACTGGTCAGGACTATTTCATGAATGAGATCAGCCCTGAAAATCTTGCAGCAATGAAAGCAAGGGCAAAAGAACTAGCCATCCAACAAGCCTTGGCCCAGCAAGCGAGCTTTCAACAGCAACCGCCGCAGGTGATGTATGTTCGGCGTAACCTTACTGTCGCAGAATTACTGGTTGTATTCCTCATTTCTTGTGGAATTGTAACAGGAATCCAATTTGTTTGGCACGGTGTTTCCAACCTGCTGCCCAGGATTGAGGTAAGGGTTAAGTGAGCAAAGAGAACTATAATTAGGTATAATACTGCGCAGTATAAGTAGGTGGCCACCAATAGAAGGATCAGCGAGTTTCCGTCGATTGACGGCACCGCGATTGTTGATGAAGACCTCATGACGCTGGTCCACGTTTTTGAAGTGGACCCGGTACTGCGCAACAAAAAAATTACCTTCAGTCAGTTCCGTACCTACCTAGATCAATACTATGCAAACATCACTGGCGAAACAATCAGTGGCAATGTTGTAATTCAAGGTGGTTTAACCGTTAGTGGTACAACAACTCTGAGCACGGTCACAAGTTCAGGCCTTGCGACATTCAGCGGTATTATCGTCCAGAACAATTTAAATGTCAGCGGTACTATCAGTGGAACAACCTTCACTGGCTCCATGGCAAACTTTGTGTCCGGACAATTTACGGACAGAGTATCTGGCGCCACAATCACCGGCAATAACATTCAAGCAACCACAGGTAACTATCAGTCCCTTACTGGTGTAACCGGTGTCTTTACAACCAGACTTTCTGGTGCAACAATTACCGGCAACGTTGGTCAATTTACAACAGTCTCAGGCCAATCAATTTCTGGTGCAAACATCACCGGTGTTTCTGGCGTATTCACAACGCTGTTATCCGGCGCTACAATTACTGGCACAACTGTTCAGGCAACTACAGGCATTTACCAATCTATTACAAGTGCTACCGGTAATTTTGACGCACGTGTTTCTGGCATTTTTGTTACGGGTTCTGTAGGTGCATTTACCACACTGACCGGACAAACAATTTCTGGTGCAAACATTACCGGTGTTTCTGGCGTATTTACAACCCAGTTGTCCGGCGCAATCGTAACCGGAGTTAGCGGTCAATTTACAAATATTACTGGTGAAACTATCAATGCAACAACTGGCACAGTTCAAGTTTTGACTGTTAGCAGCCAATTCGTAGCGGCTGTTAACAGTATTCGAATAACAACTGCTAATACTCCAGCATCCGCAGGGGCTGCCGGTAGTTCCGGACAAATCAGTTGGGATGCCAACTACATTTATGTTTGCACTGCTACTAATACATGGAAAAGATCAGCTATTTCTTCTTGGTAATTACGCGACTTAAGTTTTTAACTACCCTGATCTAAAGTTAAAATAGAAAAAACCAGTAAAAACATGCCATACGGTATTTTAAAAGTTGACAATATTACCTTTGATAACGGTGGCGCCGATCAAAATGTAACTGTAGCTAGTTTGTATAAAGCCGTTACCAGTGGAGTTACTGTAACAGGAACAATTTCTGGTGCTGTAGGAGACTTTGCTACTGTTAATAGTACAGTTGTTAACGGCACAACCGTCAGTGGCATAACGGCAAATTTTGTTTCATTTGTTGGAAATTTAACAGGTAACGCGTCTACGGTTACTACCAATGCCAATCTTACGGGCGACATCAGTTCTGTTGGCAATACTACTTCAATTACCGCAAACGCAATTGTTAACGCAGATGTAAATAGTAACGCAGCTATTGTTGCTAGTAAACTTAGTTTTACTCAAGCAGGTACTGGCGCCATTGCGCGAACAGTAGATAGCAAATTAAAAGATATAGTTTCGGTTAAAGATTTTGGTGCGATTGGAAATGGGGCAGCAGATGACACTGCAGCAATTCAAGCCGCTATTGATTATGCGCAAACACTAGTAATTAGTACATTTCGATCAGGCGCAACCGTATTTTTTCCGGCAGGAACCTATAAAGTCACATCTTCGCTGATTGTGTCTTCCAGCAATGTTGGCCTTTGCGGTGAGAGCCCGTCTTCAGCTGTAATTGAAGCACAAAGCCCTAACTATGATGTAATCAAGTTTGAGGCAAGTGGCGGATCGTCCGCAATTTACCGAGCCTCAGTTCAAAACTTGCGGATTCTTGCATCTGGTAATGCAACCGCAGGAACCCTGCTTCTATTTAATAGGGCGCTCCACAGTTTTATACACTCGGTTTCGCTGGACGGCGGATGGAACTGCCTAACTTTGGATGGATGCGGTAAAGTTTATGTCACGAATTTTGACACGCATCAAACCAGCCGCACTGTTGGAACCGCTGCTTCTCATCAACTTGTATTCAAAAGCACGGCCAATAATAATTCCGACATTCACATCACGAACTTTCAACTGTTTACTCAAGATCCTTCAACTCATCCTAACCAAAGGCCTGATTACGCAATTTTTATTGAAGGGTCGGATGGTATTTATTTTGTTAATGGGCACCAGCATGGTGGCATAGATATTGCTCCCAACGGTGTTGCTCACCGAGATACATGTGCAACAATTTTCTGGACAAGTGTTTACTTTGACACTTGCAACCCATCTGCAAACAACATTCGTTTTTCGGGAACAGCTAGCAGGTACCGCAATTTTAGATTTTCGAACTGTTATTTTCGCAGTGCCGCAAGGGCAATTTATGTTGACACGGTTAGCAGTGTTGACCAGCTTCTTATTGGCTCTAGCCAAATACGTAACCATACTCTTTCTGCAATTTTTCAAGCAAACGCTAATTGCGACAACTGGAGCATTGTCAACTGCGTTATTGGCGAGGATCCTGGTGCTATTTCGTCTGCAGCTAAGTACATTGACATTCGCGGAATCAACTCAGTTATTGCCGGTTGCACATTTCTTGGGAACAATTACACGGACGCGTTTGCGTCAATCGGTGGAGAAAATCATGTAATTACTTCATGTTCGTTTATTGGCGGAAACAACGTAGCAGGCACTAAGGCTCTTGAGTTTACTGCAACTTCATCTAAGTGCATGGTTTCAGATTGCACGTTTAGAAACTGCAACTCTGCAGCGAAGCTAGTTGATTCTGGTACTGGGAATAGGCGCGGGTCTGGTATCAATGGGTTTACTTTACGCAATAGCGGAACAGCTAGCATTAGCAACCCCAACACGTTTGTGACAGTAAACCATGGGTTAGAAGTGACTCCTTCAACGAGTCAAATCTTTGCTCGTTTAGGAGCAGATGCAGCAGGAGTTACTAGGTTTTGGGTTGACACTGTGACCTCTACTACTTTTAGGATAAATACAAATGCTGCGCCAACTGGAACCGCTCAATTTGTCTGGAATGTAGACGCCACTAACGTATAAAGTAAAAACACACATTAGTTATCTTGCCTTTAAAAAATTGTTTTATTTGGATACAATAGTTTTAAGATTAAGTTAATGGGTTACATTTAAATCTTTGTAAAAGGTCGGTAATCATGTCAATAAAATTAACTGATGCAGCTCACTTTTTTAAAGGCGAACAACATCAGATTCACGCTTTAAACTGGCTAGAAACTGCAATTCCAGAAAATATATTAGTTGAATTTGCTAATAAATACCGCACTTCAATACCCGCAAAACCAACGTTTGATAATACTTGGGAAGGTGTAAAAGCGGCTAGTAAACATTCTGGTGCTAAGTTTCCAGAAGTTGTTGCAGCTCAATGGGCACTGGAATCAGGCTGGGGCAAACACACATCAGGTACTCACAATTATTTTGGATTAAAAGGAAGTGGGTCCAACGTCAACACCCAAGAATTTCTTAACGGTAAATGGGTCACGATCAAAGCCGGATTCATTGATTTCCCCGACCTTTACACCTGTGTTTGCTACCTAGTCGAGCGCTGGTACAAAGACTTTGGTCGTTACCAAGGCGTCAATCGTGCCAAAAGTGCTGAAGAGTGCGCCAAGCTTTTGGTTACCGAAGGGTACGCCACTGATCCAAACTACGCAACAAAACTGATTGACATTCTATCTAAACAAGATAAGCCCGCAGCGCCAGCAGTAAAACCTGAAACGCCAGCTAAATTTCAACCTTGGAGCCCATTCACAACCAAAGTCACGGAACACATCACCTACGGTGAATTGACTTTGAATCAAGAAGCTCGTCGTTTTACCAAGCAGTATCAGTGTGAGACAGCTTTGGAACTGTGTAAGTTCTTAGAAAAAGCACGTGCTGCATTTGGAAACAAGCCGTTGGTAATTACTAGTGGTTCGCGGCCGGAACCAATTAATTCACAAGTTGGTGGCGCAAGAAACAGTGAGCACACCTACGACACACCCTCCAAAGGTGCCGTTGACTTTTACATTGATGGCGTCAGTGTGTATACATTGCAAGACTGGTGTGACAAAAATTGGCCGTACTCAGTTGGTTACGGTGCCCCAAACTTTGTGCATTTAGGAATGCGTCCTGGCAAGCCAAGAGTCAGATGGGATTACAACTAAACAAACCTACCACTTTTGTCACGTTTACGGCATGCTTTTTTGTAAGTATTTTCATAATGAGTTAACCATTGCAGGTTAACCGCTCTGTTGTCATATGAGTCATTGTTGATGTGATCTATATGATAACAACCTTGCCGCCTACCTTGAATTCCTGGACAAGGAGGTAAAAAAGCTTCTGCTACAAGTTGATGAATTTTAATAAAACAAACAATTCCATTGTTTGAAAGGGCTACATGTTTATAGCGAGATTTGGATTGAGGACGCAGTATTCTTCCTTTAAATAAATGCATACCCTGGCCATTCCAGCGTTTGCCAGGTAAACTTTTTATCCTACCTTGGTCGGAGACTTCATAGAGCCCTTCATAACCAAGAACAGGCTTCCATTGTTCTAGAATAGATTCCATCAGCTCATTCCTGGTGAGATGGTCGCGACAGGGAGCGCCAACTCGCCTGTCATATTATTTTAACAGGAATACAAAAGAAACGCCCTCGAACCCAAAAGGCCACTAAAGTGAAAAAATATAAACAATGTCAAATACGTGTCAATATGTGTTGGCAAGTTGGGGATGAAAAAAAATGCGCCACACTCTCGAAAGAGGCGGCGTATGCAACACGGGATTGGGTAGAGAAACAGGGCGGATGCACCTGGTGGTTTCAAGCGT